ATGGTACAAGATGTAATGCTTGAACGTGATAAGGACATCAAAAAACACGTGCATACAATCAGTGGTTTCGCAATTGCCGAGGGTACAATGACAAACGATAAAGGCGGTTCTCTCCTAACAGTTGGCGTGGCAATCTAATGAACCCGTAGTCGAGCCGGTGGGTGTAGATGTTCGTCCGATGACGAATAACTTAACCATTGGTGATACCCGGTAATTGACGGCAACAATCACACCAGAAAATGCTGACCAGACTATTAAGTGGGTGTCTGCGGACAGCTCCATTGTTACGGTCAGTGATTCTGGTATGATGAAGGAATACGAAAGGATGGTAAATCATGAAAACTAAATTACAAGAATACGAAGACTGTGTAAACAATCATCTATTTGATCAAATAAAAATATTAAATAGCATTAACATAAAAGGCGAAAGATTAGACGAAGAAGTCAAACGTGCGGAAGCCATGTTAGATCTCGCCAACCAAATAAATGAAACGTCTCTCATGCAAAATAAATTACAAGACTACGTAAACAATCATCTGTTTGATCAAATAAAAATATTAAATAGCATTCACATAAAAGGAGAAAGATTAAACGAAGAAGTCAAACGTGCGGAAGCCATGTTAGGTCTCGCCCAGCAAATAAATTAAAAGTCTCACGTTATCGTTCATTATTAACCGGCACTTTAAAATACAAACAGAAGCGGAGGTAACCTAAATGCTTGAAAAAGTAAAACCCGCTCTACGTGTGACCAATAACTACCTAAATCCAGAGATTCAAGGATTAATAGACGCCGCTATGTTGGATTTGGAAATAACCGGTGTGAATACAGCTAGTGGTGACGCTATTATTGAACGAGCTGTCATCACTTACTGTAAGGCTAATTTCGGTTATGATAATCCAGAAGCGGAGAGGTTTGAACGTTCTTATGTACTGTTAAAACAACATTTATCTTTGAGTGGTAATTATAATGCGACACCATGATGTGATATTTTTAATTCGAAAGAATACGACGTATGATGAACTAGGTAATCCTATAACCGTTAACACCGAGAATATGGTATTTGCTAACGAGATGTCTATTAGTATGGATGAATTTTATAAAGCTGGTAATAGTGGTATTTACCCCGAAAAACAGTTTGAGATTTATGCGTTCGAATATAACGGGGAGTCTTCACTGAAACATGATGATGTTGAGCTCAAGGTGACACGAACAACTAAAAAAGGGGACAAGCTCAGAATCATATGTGAAAGGGTGATTGGTTATGATTGATTTGAGTAGTGAGATAGCGAAATCTCTAACAGCATATACGAATGAAGTAGAAGAAACACTGGTAGACGCACAAGAGAAAATAACAAAAGACGGTGCAAAACGGCTTAAATCAACCAGCCCGAAAGATACGGGTGCTTATGCAAAAGGGTGGCGGGTTAAAAATACCAAAGACGGCTACATCCTTTACAACAAGACCAATTATCAACTGACCCATTTGCTTGAGAAAGGTCACGCAAAGGTCGGTGGTGGACGTGTTGCTGGTATTCCGCATATTGGACCAACAGAAAAAGATATGAACAAAGAATACGTGGAAACAGTCGAAAGGGAGCTGTCGTAATGAGTTTACTAGAATTTGTTTCATTACTAAAAGGTTTAGATTATCCTATCGCACACTCACATTTTAAAGTGGATGCTGCTAATCCAGCACCGCAACCACCATTCATTACCTATGTGACACCGTCAACCGCTAATAAAATGGCTGACAACAAAGTGTACTACAAGATGACAGATGTGGATGTTGAATTATACACAAGGGATAAAGATTTAGTAGCTGAACAAAAGATTGAAGCTATGTTTGACGAACATTCCATTCCATATAACGCAACGCAGGTATGGATAGAAAGTGAACAAGTATTTCAAAAAATATATGAAACGAGGTTGATTTAGTTATGACAAACAAAGTTAAATTCGGTTTACGAAATGTCCACTATTCAAAATTAACAGATGCCGAAGGAGCTATTACGTACGATACACCAACGCGCCTTCTCGGTGGGGTTGAATTGTCACTTGAACCTTTAGGTGACCCGATTCAGAAATATGCAGATGATGGGTTGTTCTTTAACAGGGCTGTGAACCAAGGGTATGAGGGAACACTCACAATTGCGATGGTTTCGGACGAGTTCCGCATGACAATTCTCGGCGAAATACAAGACGATAATGGCGCGATTGTAGAGTATGCTGATGCAAGCGGTAGTGCATTCGCTTTAATGTTCGAATTTCAAGGTGACGAGAAAGCAATACGGCATGCGTTATTTAACTGTACAGCCAGTCGCCCAACTGTGGCAAGTGCGACAACCGAGGAAGGTACGGAAACACAGGACGACGAGTTGACATTCACAGCATCCATTCATCCATACACTCGACAAGTGAAGACAAAAACAGGTCCGACAATGATTGCTTCGGTTTACGATAACTGGTATAAAAACGTATATGATTCACCAGTATTTATTATTGCAACAAGTGTGACTGTAACACCGATAACAAATACCGTTTCTGTCGGACTGACTACACAGTTATCCGCTGAGGTATTGCCGACTGGTGTTAGTCAAACGGTGGTATGGTCTTCTATTGATGAAACAGTTGCGACAGTTGACCAACAAGGACTTGTGACTGGTGTGGACGCCGGAACAGTAACAATCACGGCTACGAAAAATGGATTGAGCGACTCTGTTACGGTTGACGTCGTAGCATAATAATGAATAACACGATTATTGGAGGTAATGCGGAATGATAAAAACATTAACAATTGATGGGCAAGATATTAGGTTTAAATCTACGGCTCTAACACCGATTGTGTATAAATCGCAATTCAATTCGGACTTTCTGGTTGATGTGATTAAAATTCTACCAATGGCACAATCCATGCAGAAAAGTTTCAAAGGGTTAAATGTCGATAATGACGATAATGACGATGGCGACGATAATGAAAATATGGACTTAGACGGTATTGATTTTGACAGTCTAAATAATTTTGACACGACGGTATTTACTAGTTTTATGTGGGCGTTTGCTAAAACAGCGGATAAGACAATACCTGAGCCGTTCGAATGGTATTATAAATTCGACGATTTCCCAATCATGGATTATCTACCGGATATTATCGAATTGATGGTTGGGAGTTTCAGCAACTCGAAACAAGCTGATAACGTTAAAAAAAAGAATCATCCAGCGGTGACGACGAACCATTAAAAACAGATGAGTTTCATTATATGTGTAAACAAACCGGACTGAGCTACGGTGATATGGAATATATGACGGTTGGTATGTGTCTGGATTTTATCGACGAATATGTCGAAAGACAAAAACCAGATAAGAACAAAAAACAAAAAAACAAGGCAGCGACTCAGTCCGATTTTGATAATTTCTAGGAAAGCGTGATAGTATGCGAGAAAACAAAGAGGAAATCAGATGTTCAAATTGTAACAGGTTATTATTTATCGCTGGTGATAATTTAAAAGGAACTATCGAAGTAAAATGCGAACGTTGTGGTGATACAGTCACAGTGGTTAAATAGAGGGTCTTTGAACCCCCCACTTATTGTTATTTACATAAGTTGAGGGGGTGAAAAGATTGTCTAAAAATATAAAAGGTATCACAATCGAAATTGATGGCGAAACAAAAGGTATTGAAGAATCGTTAAAAGACGTAAATAAAACATCACGTAATTTACAGAGTGAGTTAAAACAAGTAGATAGTTTATTGAAATTTAATCCCGGTAACGCCGATTTAATCGCACAAAGGCAAAAAATTCTCGGTGACCAAGTCGATAACACAAGCGAAACGTTAAAACGACTAAAAGATGCGCAAAAAGACGTGCAGGCAGCTTTCGAAAAGGGAGATTTACCCGAGGATAAATACCGCGGATTCCAGCGTGAAATCATCAAGACGGAGAGTAAGTTAAATCATTTTAAAGATGAGCTAAAATCGGTTGGGGATAAATCATCACTCGATAAAGTCGATAAAGATTTACAAGATGTTAAAAAAGGAGCGGACAAAGCGGAAGATTCAGTTGGTGAACTGAGTGATACGCTCGCAGGTATTGGCGCTGGTGTCGGTGCTGCAACTACCATCCAACAGGCGCTCGATGTGTCATCACTTGATACGTCAATAGAAATTTCAATGGAAGTACCACCTGAATCTGTGGCAAAGGTGAAAAATTCTATACACACGGTTGAAGCCTACGGTGTTGATGCGAATCAATCGCTTGAAGGGGTTCGTCGTCAGTGGGCATTAAATGCTGATGCAACCGATGAAGCAAATCAAAAAGTTGTACAATATGCAGGTGTGATGACAAGAGCATTTCCTGACCTTGATTTTGTTGAACTAATACAGGAAACAAACGAAATTTCGAGTGAGTTGGGTATTACAAATGACGAAGCGCTCGGACTTAACAATACATTATTGAAAAGCGGATTCCCACCTGACCAGATTGACATTATCGCTGAATATGGACAACAGTTAAAACGCGCGGGGTTCTCTGCCGGTGAAATTCAGGGAATCATGACGGCTGGTGTGAAAACCGGTACGTGGAATATTGATAATTTACTCGACGGTCTTAAAAATGGTAGAGTTAAAGCCGCTGGGATGGGACAGGGACTAAGTAAAGGTTTCAAATCAGCTATATCTGAGGTCACAAATAATACACCCGGAACCGTAAAACAGTTGGAAAAATGGGGAGACGCCATTGCTACTGGTGGTGAAAACGGGAGTAAAGCGTTCCGTGATATGGTAGAGTGGCTTAACAACATCGAAGATAAAACACTTAGAAATACTATCGGTACAGAGCTTTTCGGCTCGATGTGGGAAGACCAAGGTAATAACATCATCGAAACCGTTATGAACATGAATAAGCATATGGGTTCTGTAAAAGCCAACATTGACGACCTGAAAACGTCCACCGAAGCAGTAAACGAAGACCCGTTGGTGCGGTTACAAAAGGCAATCACAGATTTAAAAGTGGCACTCGCCCCGTTATTAATCATCATAGCTGATGTTGTCGGTGATATAGCTACATGGATGTCAAAAAACCCAAAATTAGCTTCTACGATTGTTGGGGTTGTTAGTATTATCGGAATACTCGGGGGCGCAATAGCTGGACTGAGTGTGGTGTTCTCAGGTATCAAGACCGCTATTTCCGCAGTGCGTATTATCTTTTTAGCTATGGCTGGTCCTGCTGGTTGGATTGCATTAGCAGTTATCGCGATTGTTGCGGCGGTAGTCGTTATTTATAAAAACTGGGGACCAATAAGCAAGTTTTTCAAAAATTTATGGGAAGGTGTAAAATCAGCATTTAGTGTAAGTCTAACATTTATTAAGGATTTATCCAGTAAAATATGGACAAAAATTAGTAATGCCACAAAGGGTATCTGGTCTGGTATTTCTAAATTCTTCTCGACTATCTGGCAGTTTATTAAAAACATCTTCTCTACGGTGCTTAATTCTATTAAAAAAGTGTTACTTGGTTATTGGCAATCGGTCCGGACAAGCGTGACGCAAATATGGGAGGGTATTTTAGGATATTTCAGAAATGTCTGGAAGTTAATCAAGAACGTTTTTGTTGGTGCATTACTTGTTATTTTAAAAATAGTAACAGGTCAGTGGTCAGAACTAGGTGCGACGATTTCGCAAATCTGGACGAATATCAAAGACGCATTAGCTGGAATATGGACAAGTATTAAACAGATATTCCGCGGTTCGCTTGGGTTTATTTCCGGGTTTATGTCGCAGACGTGGACGAATATTACAAACGCCCTTCGTAACGCATGGACATGGATTATTAACTTCTTGAAGCGGACGGTCACGGCTATCAAGAATGGGATTGTTTCAGGATTCAAGAAAATGTATGACGGTGTGGTTAGCGCTATCAGTCGGATAATCCGTGCAATTCGTAACATTTGGGGTTCCATTGGGGATTTCTTCTCGGAAATTGACCTGTACGAAATTGGTGTGAACATGATTCTAGGGTTAATCAATGGTATTAAATCAATGGGTGGTCAGTTAGTAGGTAGTATCAAAGATGGTGTCGGTAATTTAATTGAGTCAGCCGAAGACTTACTTGATATTAACTCACCGTCGAAAGTCTTCGAAAAAATCGGTGTTTCTACTGGTGAGGGGCTCGAACAGGGATTGCGCTCGATGGGTGGTCGTATTCAAAAGGCTAGTGAAAAGATGACGGCAAATACACTCGTAAAACCGAAAACGGATTTTGACCTAGATGACCCTAAAGGGAAAGGTAAATCAGGGTCAAGTGACGGTTCGGGTGACAGTGTCGGTAATAATTTTACGATTAACTTTAATGGTACGGTTACAAGTGAAGATGACATCGTACGAATCGCTCGGGAATTAGAACGATTAATTAGTAAGAGAAAACGAGGTAAAGGGGTCGGATTATAATGCGAGTAAAATCAATGGGCGGTCAGTTAGTATGTAGTATAAAAGATAGTGTCGGTAATTTAATCGAGACAACCAAAGACTTACTTAATATTAACTCACAGTCAAAAGTCTTCAAGAAAATCGGTGTTTCTACTGTTGAGGGATTCGAACAGGGATTGCGCTCGATGGGTGGTCGTGTTCAAAGAGATAGTAAAAAGACGACGGCAAATACACTCGTAAAATCGAAAACAGATTTTTACCTAGATGAACCTAAAGGGAATGGTAAATCAGTTTCAAGTGACAACGCCAATAATAATTTTACGATTAACTTTCCCTTTAGGGTTACAAGTGAAAATAAGAACGATTAATTAGTAAGAGAAAACGAGGTAAAGGGGGCAGATTATAGTGCGAGTATTAACGATGAAAAACAAAACAAATCTCTATTTTGGATTAGAACTTGTAAACTCGGAGCGCCCCTTGCTCCCCGAGCAAAACGACGAATATAAGACAATCGCAGGGCGCGATGGTAAAGAACACGTCGCAAAAGGGATGGGGGATACCACGCTCGATATTACGTTTATTAAACAAAACACAAGCGTCGAACAGTGGCTTAAAGATAGACGGGATATTGTCGGATGGTTATACAGTAAGAACGAAATTGATGTATATTTCGATGACGAACCAAACGTTCATTTTATTGGTAAAGTCACAGCTTCAACTGTACCTGATAATTATTTACCTGTTACCGAGTTTGATATTACGCTGACGCTTCATCCATTTCGATATGGTAAAGAGGTTACAGAAGAATTAGTGTTTGATGCTGAAAACTTAGCGACCGTGACTAACAACTCGAACTACGAAACGCCATATATACTTACGATTACGGCAACAAACAGCACTACTTCTTTATCTGTGACCGTTGACGGGTATGAAATCACGTATAACAAAGCGATTAATGCGGGTGACGTTATCACGATAAATACAAACGAGTTAGAGCTTGCAATTAATGACGAGTTAAAAATTGTTGAAGTAGACGGTTATTTTATGTTTTTACAACCCGGTCAGAGTAAAATTAAGTCAAATATCACAGGTTTACACATGCTTGATTATACGGGTCGGTTCTTATGATTAGAGTTCAGGACGTATTATACCTATTGGATTTGGATGACAAACCGATTAAAAGCATTAAGAAAAAAAGCGACCTGTCTATTGAACATGTTGACGATGAATCAAGCATACTGACCGTATCTCTGTCTATGGATGAATCAGTGATTACGGAACAGCAGTTTATTTATCGGAAGAATCGCTATATTGTAACAGAAATAGAAATAAGTAAGAACGCACGACAACAAGTGATTACCGCCGAGATTGACTATTTAGGACTAAGTGATGCTATACAAACGGTCGATGAAACAACGTCAACACTAAAAACAATTACTGACGCTACGGTGAAAGACACAGAATACACGATTAAGAGTGTTAGTGTCAACTCGGACAATCACTCAATCAAGATGGAAGGCGCATCTGTCTTGTCTATCTTACGTTGGCTCGCCATCATTTCCGAATTGAAATTACGTTTTGATACACTCAATCGCACAATTTCGTATGTACCTGATATAGACAGTAATATTGGGTTTTTATTTCAATATCGGAAGAATTTACAGGATATAACAAAACGTCAATATAAACCGAAAGCTACGACGTTGATTCCGTACGGAAAAGATGGACTAACAATCGAGTCTATCAATAACGGTAAGAAATACGTGGAAGATTTTAGTTACTATGAATCACTCGGATATACGGTCGATGAAGCGCGGATTAGATTTAATAAAAGTAACAATTTCGAAGATGGACGTTATGTTTACCCCGGCGAATTAATGCGTGAAGCGAAGAAACAGCTACGAACGTTTGCTTATCCACAGATTGCTTATGGTGTTGAGATTGCACGTTTGAATCGTGATGTAAAAATCGGGCAATACGGTTATGTGATTGATGAAGAACTAGGAATCAAAGTAAACGTTAAGATTGTACGTCTTATAGAATACGAGAACGCTCGCAATAACGAAATCGAACTGAATTATTTAATACCCGATATTGCCACCACGCAAGGTGATACCGGAGTCACAGACAGTGGTGGTATAAAATTAGTATCAGGTCAAAGCAAGCGTGATTTTTCCGGTGCAAACGATTACCGATTACTAATAGATTTAAATATTACAAACCTAGTAGCGACAAACGTAACAGGTGGATTATATTTCATGGGTCAGGTGTCAACGCTTGCATTACTAGAAGGATATATTGACATAGACGGAAAACCAATTGACTACGAACTCAAGCAGACACTTGTGACGGGTTGGCATACGTTTGATTTGAAA